TCAAGATTTATGCAGAAGGTGAGTTTGGTAGCTTGGATAAACTGGTATACAATAACTGGCAAACAATGGATTTTGATTATAAAAAGATTAAAGGTGAGCATTGCGTTGGACTGGACTTTGGATTCGTGAACGACCCCACCGCATTAATCTGTTCTATTGTTAATCAAGAGGAAAAAAGAATTTATATTTATAAGGAATGGGGAGGACAAGGCTATCTTAATGATGCTATTGCTAACCAAATTATAGATATGGGTCTAGCTAAAAGTACTATAATCGCGGATTCCGCAGAAACTAAATCAATAGAAGAAATTAAGAGATTTGGTGTTAATAGAATTAAACCTTCAGCTAAGGGTGGAGGTTCTATTTTACAAGGTATTCAGCGAGTACAACAGTATGAGATAATAGTTCATCCCTCTTGTTTACATACTATTGAAGAATTACAAAACTATTCTTGGAAGAAAGATAAACAAACTAATGAATATGTGAATGAACCTGTTGATAAGTTTAACCATTATCTTGATGCCTTGAGATATAGTTTACAATGTATTGATGATAGAACACATATTCAAACCATGAATAAAAATCTATTATTCTAAAAAGGAGATAATAAGAATGTTTAGATTAAATTCTAAAGATGAGCTTACTACAGATGTGGTTAAGCGCATTGTTAATAAGTTTAGGGCAAATGAATTGCCTAGACTAAAAAAATTAAATGATTATTACTTAAATAAAACCGATATTTTGAAGAGAGTGCAAGCGGATTCTACTAAACCTAATAATAAAGTAGTTCATCCATATGCGCAATATATTACTGATACTCTTACTGGTTATTTCATGGGTGAGCCAGTAGCTTATTCTAGTAATGATGATATTACTGATTTAAAGATGGTCTTTGAGTATAATGATGAACAGAATGAAGATATGGAATTAGCCAAAGCCGCATCTATTTATGGTAGAGCTTGGGAATATATGTATTATGATACAGATGGTTCTTTACGTTTTACTTCTGTTGATACAAAAGAGATTATTCCTATTTATGGTTCAACAATAGAAGATGAATTGATTGCGGTCATCCGCTCTTATGAACAGTATGACGTAACCAAAGACCGCACAGACCTAATTACAGAGGTTTATACAGACAAGAATATTTATACTTATACTAGTTCTGTTACTCTTGATACTCTGACTATGGTTGGTATTGTAGAACATTCATTTGCTACTGTTCCTTTTGTTGAGTATCGTAATAATGATGATTTAACTGGTGATTTTGAAGGTGTTATGAGCCTTATTGATGCTTATGATGCTCTTGTATCTGATGATTTAAATGACTTTGAGTATTTTTGTGATGCTTATTTAGCTTTATATGGTTATACTGCTGATGCTGATGACATTAGAGAAATGAAAGAGAACAGAGTCTTACTGATGGATGCTGATACAAAAGCTGAATGGTTAATCAAGAGCGGTGATAGTGCTGGTGTTGAGACAGAGAAGAGCAGAATTGAAACAGACATACATAAGTTCTCTAAGACTCCAAACGCAAATGATAGTAACTTTAGCTCTAATACATCTGGTGTAGCAATGAAGTATAAGTTACTTGGAACTGAGAACTTAGGTAGTATCAAGGAACGCAAATTTAAGAAGGGTTTACAGCGCAGACTTGAAATTATAAGTTATATGTTCCAGCTCACTAATGTAGGTAAGTTAGATTGGTTGTCGGTTGATATTACCTTTACTCGTAACTTACCTGTGAACGAGACCGACATTGCGAGCATGATCAACGACCTTAATGGCATCGTATCTAAGAAGACTTTAGTTGCTCAGTTACCATTTGTTGATGACGCAGAAGCTGAAGTTGAACAGCTAGAAAAAGAAACTGCTTCTAGCATCTATTACACCGCTAATCTTAGTGGGCAGAATGAAGAGACTGAGGTTGAAGAGTAATGAACTGGAAAACCGCACACTCTATAAATCAAAAGACTTTTAGTATTGGTGCGGGTTGGGAAGCTAAAATAGTTTCTTTGCTATTGTTATTAAGTAAGAATAAGGACAAGAAAAGTAATGTAGAAAAAGCTGTTCTTATTTCTTACTTAGAACAAGAGCTAGATAAAATAAAAAACGCGGAAATGGAGGCTTTAGACAACATAACCGCGCTTGCTTATCCCTATGCTAGAAACGCAACATTACTTGAGTTAAATGGTCCAACTTATCCTTCTCTTTCTATTGGCTACTCTAGCAGTTGGTGCCAAGATGGAAAGAATTGGAAGGAAAGAGTTGTTAATAATATAGAAGCTACAAAGTCAGAACTTGAGGGGTTAATATTAGGTTTTGATGGAGACCCTATTGTATTGATGGGGTTGATTGATGATGTTCTTAAGAAAGCTCAAAATGAATGGAAGAGATTATTAAGAACAGAGATTGAGAGTTGTTATGTTCAAGGAGCAAGAGATGCAAACTTAATGAAGGGTGCTCGCTATGCGGTAATTGAGAATGATAACCCTTGTGATGAGATATGCGCGGAAATGGTTGGTGAACATGAAGTTAGCCTTTATGGAACTTTAGGTATTGACCTTCCACCTTATCATCCTAATTGTCAATGTGTATTTTTAGGAGTCTTTGAGGACAACTTTTGATAATTGGGTTTTTGGATTTTTTAATAACTATAGAAGATAATTGAGGGGCAATAACTTAACTGTTATAAGGGAAGCTATAGTGCAACTCAGAAGGAGAGTAAACATGGAAGATATTAAAGATACTACTCAGGCAGAAACTAAAGAACAAGAAAATGTTGAGGTTAAAACTTATACTCAAGAAGAAGTAGATAAACTTATTCAGCAGGCAGGAGATAGACGCGTGTCTCAAGCCCAAAAGACTTGGAAGAAACAACAGGAAGAGGCAGAGAAATTAGCAGCCATGACCGCAGAAGAAAAAGTCGATTATGAGTATAAACAAAAGCTAAGTGAATTGGAAGAGCGTGAATCCAATTTAGCTAAACGTGAATTACTTGCGGAAACCGAAAAACAGCTTGCTCAGAAGGGTCTACCAAGCGAGGCAGCCGCATTTATTGTTGCTGTTGATGCAGAAACTACAAAATCTAACATTGATGCTTTTGCGGAAATGTTCAATAAAGCTGTTGAATCAGCTGTTACAGGTAAGATAGGGACAGGTGCTCCTAAAGCTAAGACTGGTTCAACTGGTATTACAAAAGAAGAATTTAAGAAAATGAGTTTAGCCGCACAAGCTGAACTATATCACACTAACAAAGCTCTTTATGATGAGCTGAGTAAATAAGTAAAGGAGATTAAATTATTATGGCAAACACTGTATATGAGAACATTGTTCTTGCTAATAAAATTGAAGACATTTTAGCTACTTCTGTTGATTTGTCTAATTATATGACTGTTGATACTAGCATGGTTGAATCCGCTGGTATGAAGAAAAAGATTAATACCTACAAGGCAACTGGTGATGTTGAAGACCTTGAGATGGGTAAAGGAAATACTGGAGATATTGGTGTTAGCTTCACTACTGCTGAATATGAAGTTAAGACTACTCAGGGTAGATTCCAATACTACGATGAGCAGGCTATGACTGACCCAATGGTTGTTGAAGCTGGTCTTGATGGTATTGCTAAGACTATTGTTAATGACTTCACAAAGAAAGCAATCGCTGAATTTGGTAAAGCTACTTTAACTGTTTCTGGTAAAGCTAACTTTGATACTATTGTTGATGCTATTGCTAAGTTAGATACAGAAGATGAGTCTGGTTTATTCTTACTTATCTCTCCTACTGACAAAGCTGCTTTCCGTAAATCTCTTGGTGATGACCTTAAGTATAGTGAAGGTTTCGCACGCACTGGTTATATTGGTTCTGTTGCAGGTGTTCCTGTAATCGTTTCCAAAGCTGTTACTGCGGGTGAGGCTTATCTTGCTACTAAGGAAGCTGTTACTGTCTTCATTAAGAAAGACACAGAGGTTGAGCAAGAAAGAGATGCAGATACTCGTAACAACAAAGTATTCATCCGTAAAGTCGCTGTAGTTGCTTTAACCAATGCTAATAAGGTGGTTAAGATTACACTTGGTGGGGCTGAAGCCTAATTCTTAATCCCTAGCAATTATGCCCCTAGGGAACAATAACCCTAGGGGCTTTATTTTTTTATCAAGTTATAAGGAGAATAAAACATGACAATAAATGAAAAAGTTCTTGTTTTAGTAGGGCAAACCGCACATACCGCACAAATTGATGCCTTAGTTGAAATGTGTAAAGATGAAGCCTATCAGTATTGCAATTTGAGCGAGTATAATGAAAAACTTGATAATGCAGTTGTTCAGATGGTGATTGAGAGATACAATAGGCTTAACAACGAGGGCATTTCAAGTTCTAATGCTTCTACTATTGATGAAACCTTTATTGATGGATATTCTAAATCAACTATTTCTATGTTGAATAAGAATAGAAAGGTGAAGGTAATTAGAAATGCAAACTAAAACTATTACAAAAATTCAAACTACTTATATTCCTGATGGACAAGGTGGTTATACAGAAGAAACAACAGAACTTGGTACTTATGATGTAAAATTATCAATAGGTAGCAATGTTCAAGAAGCTACAGCTTATGGTGTTTCTGTTGAGCAAATATTGAAAGTAATTGCGGACTTGCCCCTAATGGACGAGGCTGCTAGTTTATATATGTTACAGGGTCCAGCTGGTTTAGATGGAACCCCAGGTAAAGACGGTAAAGATGGTACTATTAGTTTTGATGACCTTACTCCAGAACAAAAGGCAGAATTAAAAGGTGATACTGGTCCTCAAGGTCCTAAAGGTGATACTGGTGAAAAAGGTGCGGATGGTGCCCAAGGAGAGCAAGGACCTCAAGGTGAGAAAGGTGAAAAGGGAGATACTGGTAGCCAGGGAGCAACGGGTCCCGCAGGTCAAGATGGTGTTTCTCCTTCTATTGTTGTAAAGACTAATAATTCTAGTCAATATGTTCTTACTATCAAAACCGCAGATGATGAATTTGATACTCCTAACTTAAAGGGTAAAGATGGTTCTGGTGATGGTGGTGGAGGGACTGGTGTTGATGGTGTTACTTTCACTCCTTTTGTTTCAGAAGACGGTATTATTAGTTGGACTAATGATGGTGGTCTTGATAATCCTACTCCTGTTAATATTAAGGGAGAAAAGGGTGAGCAAGGAGAAAAAGGTGATACTGGTGCGGCTGGTCCTCAAGGAGAACAAGGTATCCAGGGTATTCAAGGTGAACAAGGACCTCAAGGAATACAGGGTATTCAAGGTGAAAAGGGAGACACTGGAGAACAAGGACCTCAAGGTATCCAAGGAGAAACTGGTCCTGCTGGTCCACAAGGTGAGAAAGGTGATACTTACACCGTGACTGATAGTGACTATGAAGCGATTGCCGCAGTTGTTTATTCAAAGATGACTAATGCAGAGGAGGTAGCATACTAATTATGAGTAAAGTTTATTTGGAAGATAGCACACTTACTTCTATTGGTAACGCTATCAGAACTAAAACGGGTAAGAGTAATTTAATCTTACCTAAGAATATGGCAACAGAAATTAAGAGTATTGAAGGTGGAGGAGTAGTTGCCGCACCTTCACCTTATGATATTAGATTTGATGCTCCTGCGGGAAGACTCTTATCTAACAAATATAGTAAGACACAAGAAATGGTTGATGGAACAGTTACTGCGGCTTGGGGTCCAACAGAAGAACAGTTGAAAGCTGCTATTGCTCTTGATGCTGATTTATATATGATGGTTGTAAGAGAAAGATATTCTACCACAGCCGCAACAACAAGTGGTGCTGGTGACATAGATGAAATAAAAGCAGCTGGATATACAGACGCTTATATGGGAACTGGATTGTTATGTACAATAAGCACAGGTACTACTGCAACTAATGGTAGCACAAAACAAAGAATGGCAGTTAGATGGTATAATAAAACTACATTACAATATATTTTAAATGAGTTGCCCGCATTAGATGATGAAGGTAGACGTCTTCCAATTACTTTTAAAGAAATAAATACTGATTCATCAAGAGCTATAGATAATTACATTGTCAACTATTGTATTCCTGTTTATAATGCTAGATATATAAAGTGGGTTAGAAACGCAGGTGATACTGCCTATGGTTATGCGACTGGTACTGTATTAAGTAGTACCTCTCAACATTATGGAATCGCACAAGAGGCTTATAGACGTGCCACTACTTATAGTAGCTCTAATGTTTATCCTATTTCTTTGGGTGATG